TACTGGTAATAAGCCAGCAGACCTACAATCACGGCCACCACAACAGCCAAAACAATCAGTTTCTTTTTCATCTACGAACTTTTTTAATTAAACAAAAAACGCCCACGAACGCATCCTGTTAAAGACACGTTCATGGGCGTTAACCAATAAAACATGACAAATATACTCATTTACAATCACTTTTCAGCGAAAGTAAACAAGAAATTTATGAGTAGGGAATATCTTACCAGGAAAGGGCTGCCAAACTATGGAAGTAGAATATCAGTAGAACCTATAAAATCTACCCACATTCTACCACACGGCTAAAATCAGATGTTTTTTTCTTCCTTTTTACAGCCTTCAAATCACGTATTATTGTATTAGAAAGAACCTCTGAATACACCTCCGTAGTTCTGACTGAAGCATGACCAAGCAGCTTTTGGACGGTGGTAATCGGAACGCCCTGATGCACAAGCAGGGTCGCACAAGTATGACGGGCCGTGTGATAGGTTATGTGCTTCCTTATCCTGGCAAAGGCAGCTAATTGGGCAAGATACTTATTGGCCTCTGAATTGGGTCCGATTTTAGCAAAATCAGTTACTATATCGTAACGTTCCAATACAGCCAATGCCTTACCCTCAAACAGAAGATGTAGCGGAAGTCTTATCTCCACATCTGTTTTGACAGACTTGAAATAAAGCCACCGCTTACCATTCACACGAATAATGTTCTCAGGTGTAAGCTGGCAGAAATCGGAATAGCGCAGGCCGGTGTAGCAGCAGAACAGGAAGGCATCGAGTACATGGCGGAGCTTCTTGTCCACATCAAGGTTCTCCAGCCTCTTCAACTCATCCGGGGTTAGGAACTCTTTCCGCCCTTTCTCTTGCTTTATCTTGTACTTCCGGAAGGGGTAGGCATCGGAAGGAATATAACCCTGATTAATGGCTTCATTCACTAATGTACGTAACTGCCGGAGATGCTTGGCTATCGTATTGACGCTATTTCCCTTCTCTTTCAAATGCACTTCAAACTCCTTTAGAAAGGTATAAGTAATGTCTTTGAAATCTAATCCGGGACGGAACTCCTGAAGTACGGTTATCGTTGTCATCAGGTTCTCTTTGGTACTTCTTTTACGGTCGGATTCCTGCACATAGATTTTGGCAAATACGGGGAAAGTGACATTGACCGGCTTGTCTTTCTTTATCGCATCTTTAAGTAGTGATAGCGTTACAGGAATGCCGCGCTTCCATAAGGATAACTCAATCGCTTGCAGGTGTAGGACAAACTCAAACAGCATCGAATTGAGGTCATGAGCCTGTGGGTGATTATCAACCTGAGCATTGCGACTATTCCAATGTTCCGGCTTGAGATACAAATTTGTACGGAAATAAACTTTCCTCTGATTGAGCAAGGCTTCTACTTGCACTAAGGCCGTTCCCTGTTTGTTTAGCTGTTTCTTTCGATTATACACTAAGCGGTATTTTATTTTATCCATTTTTAAGCCAAATGTACTTTTTTGGACGAGAAGCTGCAAACCGATGTGGGAGAAC